CATGGATAGGGCATTTGACGATAACTTGGTTATTGTCTATGGCTCATTTGATGCGGCATTCAGAAAGTATGCTCAACATACTAAGACTAAGATGGATGTCAAGGCGTATAGGACTCTACTGCATCGTAGGTTCTATGGAGCATTAGGCAGAATCATATTAGATATGGATTGTAACATAATATGGTGTAAAGACGCAAACACTGCTTCGGAGATAATCTGTACAGTGAGTAAGATGCAACCACATGACAGAGAGGTGTATTCTCCTAGAATAGTTAAGAGAATCACCACAACTGACATGAGAAAAGACGTTCTTTGTATGATTAAAGGAGTAAGTGCAAAGAAAGCAAAAGAATTACTCGATGAATTCGGTTCTATCATGGAAATAGGCGAATCATCGGTAGAAGAACTATGCAAGATAGATGGCATAGGTAAAATCCTTGCAGAGAGGATTCTAAAAACTCTGCACAGTGAAAATAATATGGAGATATGAATATGAGTGATGAAAATAAGATGAAAGAAGACGAATTAGACAGATTGTACTACGAATCTCTGTCTGATGAAGTACCAATGAAGAAAGACAGTATTTTACCGAATATTGTAGAGAAATACGTCAATAGTGCGGCAGAAGTTTCAATGTACAACGAAATTCCAGCCGCTTTGACTTTTTTCGTGCTTCTAGGTCAGTTATCTAAGGATATGGTGGCTATTCCCTTCGGAAGAAGGGTCGATGACACTAGAATTCAACTGATTTGGATGCAAACATCAGGAACAGGCAAGTCTGAGATGTACAATTTCTTTGGACCCATCTCAAATTACGTTTTTAACACGTTGAATGAGAAACACGGTTGTAATTTTGACGTTTTCAACGTCAAGGACATTACAGATGCCGCTTTGATTGGTTCTTTTGAGAAAAACAAGGAACCAGTTGAGGATGAGAACGGTCAAGTTAGGATGATTGAGGTTATGGAAGCGATTCCCGGTGCATTAGAGGGTGATGGATTGTGTTGCTATGACGAATTTGAGTATTCGGGAGTATTCAAACCATCAATGCACAAAGAGAACGTGATAATGTACATGAATACGTTTATGAATACTATTCATGGACAGAATTGGGTCATAACGGTAAAGAGAAAGGGCAGTGAGGAACTAGAATGCAGATGTCAGCGAAGCATTTTCGCTACAACCTACATCCCGAAGACGATGACCTCCGTTATCGCTGAGACAGGGATAATGCAACGTTCTATTCTGTACATCCGTGAAGTGCCTATCGAGATTCAGAATGAATTGAGGGAAAGATTGGCTCAGACCTATGGTAAAGTGGTTGACAGGAAAGCACCAATAGAGCAATTCGGTAAAGCCTTCGTCAAGATATACGAGACTCTGATGGAGAGATACGAAGAAGTCGATGGTGACTCGCTATCGACAATCAAGTTCCATGAGTCCTTCTCTGATGCCGTTGTTAACGAGACAAAGAAGTTTGAGCAGTTCGTTCAGAGCAGTAGGCCAGCAGTCCTAGACTTGGCTAACAACTTCATTACTAGGATGCAAGGTAACATGGGTAAGATGGCAGTATTGTGTTGCATAGCAGAAGCACCTACCATCAAGGACAAGGACAAGAGATTCGTCGCTACGAGTAAGCACGTTGTCCAAGCCGCACATCTAATCAAGCAATGCTACAAGTCATTGGTTTCTTGGTTGGATATGTCCTTGAAGCAGGAGTACAATGCACTATTGGATGCAAGCAACATCAAGGAGTTCAAGAAGCAATATGACAAGATGATTGCCAGTGGACTAGGTGACACACAGGGCTATGTACATAAGACGATGCTACTTGAGAATGTCAGGAAGCATTTGAAGAAGGGACAAGCCACTGTCTATAGGCATTATAAACAACTATTAGGGGAGCAGAGGTTCGATGAGACAAAGAAGGGTCAAGCCGTCTATACCAAAATCAAGGAGGAAATACAATGAAGAAAATGTTCGATAACAAATTTATGGTTTTTCAGGTTGCTGAGGGTCCAAAGATAATCATAGAAGCCTTGAATACACAAGGCAATGATGGCTGGGAAGCCCACTCTATGATAACTGTAGGTGAGGATAAGATAGTGGTCTTCCTAAAGAGAGAGTCCACACTTAATGCACCAGACCCAAGCAGACAAGGTAGACAAACTATGGGCGGAAGACTCCGGTAAGGAGTGATAGTGTGTCAGTACTAGCGATTGACCTTGAAACCAAGAATTTCGCACATGAGATAGGAGGGTGGGGAAATACCCACATGTTTCGTGTCTCAACTGTCTGTACATGGGACGGAGATAAAGGGACGGTTTATGTTGACAAATCACTAGATGATTACAAGAAACCAAACACAATCGTCAAATCTTTATCAGATTTGAAGTATGACTTAGATGACCACTTTGAAAAAGGTGGTATTTTACTTGGACACAATATTGTTTCCTTTGACCTTCCAGTGCTAAAAAACGCGATGGATATCTATTGCATCAAGAAATACTTGGACAATGAGGCATACATCGACACAAGTAGGATACTGAGCAAGAAATACAAAGAGCGATTTTCCCTCAACAACCTAGTACAACACACCCTCAAGTCAGAGAAATTGATGGAAAGTGCAGAAGCACCTGTTATGTGGAAAGCAGGAAAGTATACAGAAGTGGTCGATTATTGCTTAAAGGACTGCGAATTAGTGTATGATTTGTGGAAATATGGTCAGAACAATAAAGTAGTGAAGGGCTTCTCGTTAGACCAAGAGGAACTTCTCGATTTAGGGGTTGATTGGTAATGGCAACAACAATAGAATGGATTTTTGGAATATTTTTTGTCTTGGGGATGTCTCTTCTTTTCTTCGCGGCCTTCGGCGGTTCAAAGTACACCGAGTCCTCAATAGATGAGTACATGGCAAAACTTGAGAACCAGATAATAGAAGAAGAGAGGAATGCGCGTGGGCCTTCACGTTAAGTGTAAGTTCTGCGGCAAGAAAACAATTCCTCGTAGAATCAAAGGTAAAGTGGTAGGCTCCACAGAGTCAATGAAAATTTGGCAATGTAGAGAATGTAAAGGGCTTTGGTCGGATTAGCACCCGGCCAAAGTCCCGATTTTTTTTTGGTTTTTCAACCTAATTTTTTTTGTTTTTAATTTGGCCTTGTTAAACAATGTATATTTACTAGGTAGTGTAGAATCTACACCAATGGATGTCGGGAGGAAAACTGAGTGGCTGATGCGAAAAATAGGGATAATTCTGAAATAGCAAAGTTGATGCGAAAATTCCCTGATTGGGATTGGGATTATTGGATGGCGCAGTTAGCATGACTTACTCTCCATTTCTTCCCGTCTATATTTTGATGGGTTTCTTTTTCTTCTGTTCTATGTTTCTTCTAGTGAATGAGTTCAAGGAACTAGCCAAGTATTTCAGGAGTCAAGACCCATGATTGAAATTTTGGATATGGGATTTCTAGATAATTTCAAGATTGAACTACCTCTGAGTTTCTACACACCCTACCTTGTGTTCATTACAAGTGGCCTATTTTCGTGGTTGGGCAGGTTGGACTACCTTGCAATGGAGTGGGCCAAAAGTGAGGCTCTCTAGGGTGGGGTAAAACGGTCATTTAGAAAACTAATTTACAATGGGGTTGCATTTTGGATTTACCATTGAGGAAGGTCAGATTGAACCGTTTTCGTTGGTGGGACTGCGAGTTAATCTAGCCAAGATGGTATTGTTGGTAGGTTTGCCATCGCTTCATATGGGTCATTATAGTCACTTGGCAAATCCAGAAGTGCTTGTCTGTATGTAGCCAACTCAGTTTGTTGTGTTTCTGTTAGAGTGTTGTAAAGTAAGACCCCTTGATACACATCTACTCTCTTCAAGCGGAAGTTTCTTTTCGCTCTCAGTTCATCCCATGCAAAGGCAACTCTCTCTGTTTCATCATATTCTGAATGTCCCGGTCCTACGTTTTCATGGACTGTCACATTTGGGTTTCTTTCCTGCTCTTCTTCACCATGTTCAACCATATTATCACCTAAGCATTATCAATGCTAAACCAAACATCCACTATGTAATCACCCATGTCCACCGCACCTGAGTTTCTTCTTACTCCTAAAGTATCACCCGCATTGTATGAACCGTTTACTCCTGTGACCACTAGCGAATGTTGAGTTGCATTTACGTTCTCAGTGTTGTGTCTTGTGAATTGACTAGCATTGTAAGAAATGTCAGTTAGCGTTCCTTGTCCCGCATCACCATTTGCGAATATCCTAAGCACTTGAGCAGTTGTGCCACTCAATACTACTCCCTGTGTTCTAATTTCAACTGCGTGTATGGTGATGTCTCTAGGTAAGGCGTAGGTGCTTATACCCGCCTCATTGTCATCAAATGTAAGCGTACTCAATCCTGAACCTTGACCATTGGATGTTCCATAATCCAATTTACCGAAAGTTACCTTATGCCAAAGGTTCCAACCATTCGC